CATCTGCATCTTGCATTCTAGTTAAAGCATCATAAATAATTACATCTGTGCTATTTTCTGGTGTGGGCCATATCTTCAAATTAGGTGTTATTTGTCTATCAAGAAAAAATTGAGTTGGTCTGCCTGTTGTAGATTTGTTAGGCGTTGCTAAATAAGTATCTCTGCTTATTCTTGACATACTAAAATCTGTGGTGCTTCTGCGAACAACAGCAGAAAGTATATCAATAACATCTGTTCCTAATGAATAATCAGAATCATTTGCCGTTAGTGCTTGTGTTCTTTGCTCTATTGTCCATTGGTTTAAACCTCTGTTAGCCCACTCTGCCAACATGATATTCATAGATCTTTTTGCTGTTTGTAGATCGTATCCAGTACGAAGTTCTAATCCACATCTTTCAAAGGCTTCTTCAATGTATTCAGCTACGTCAAGTTCAAAATTTGTAGAGCTAGATGTTGTCATTTCTTTTTTCTCCTAAGAGATTTAACTCTTCTTGGTTTACCTGCTGGTTGACCTAACTTATTCTTTTGACTTATTCTACTTCTTTTTTCTTTCGCTGTCATCTCTGATGTAGTCTTAGGAGTTTTTGAAGATACTCGTTTACTAGGTCTACAATAAGGAGTACCTCTTTTTTCTCCTTTTTTACGACCACATGGTTTGCCTGTCTTAACATCTTTCCAATCTTCTTTAAACCATCGTTTAAGAGCTAATCCAGATTTTGTTTTTCTTACAGCCATTATCTATACTTTGTAACTTTACGTCTATTGCTCATAACTGCACCACAACCACGAGCTATGTTTTTATTTTTTGCAGGTCTTTTACGCTTTTGCTTAGTAACATTACCACCATTTTTTAATTCTATAACACCGCCTTCAGCTTTCTTTTTAGCTTTCTTTTTGCCTCCAGTGCCATAGTTTGCAGCACCAACCTTTCGGCATTTTGCGATAGCTCCTGAGGCATATGCGCTTGGAAAAACTCTGTAGCGAGCTTTAACTTTATGATAACAAGCGTCTTTTGGCATTTTTTTTCACCTTTATTATTTTCTTTGGTTTCTTCTTTTTATTCGGTGGCTTTGATATTTGCTTACTCATTTGTGATCTGCCCATAACCATTATATTAACTGCTCCAAGCCAGATGCTACAATAATTAATGACACAATCATCCACAATCTGTTATCTAATTTATTTAACTTACTGTGAATATCCTCATATCTTTGTTTACAAGTTTCTTCGTGTTTTTCTAATAATTTTAAAACTTCTTCTGCTTTCATTAACACTTCCACCTTCTTCTAGCCTGTCGTAAACGACTATTAGGATCTTTGGCTGCTTTCGGAAACTTTTTCATTTGACCAGCACTTCTTGCACAATAAGACTTACGTCTCTTGGCTGCGGCACTACCTTTTTTTACTTTACCCGTAACAGCAGTTTTTAACTTAGAACCAGGATTATCTCTACGATATTTGGCAACACCTTTGGCAGTCATTCCCGCACCTGCTTTAGTAGGGCGTTTATGACCACCACTTATGGTGTGACCTTTCATAGTGCCTTTTCTTTTCTTCTTCTCAGCCATTTAAAAGCCTACGCATAGAATACAGTTATATTATCCGCAGTATCCACAGTGTATTTAACAGAAGCTCCATTATCAAACAAAACACCTTGAGATGGTATTGTTCTATCAACAGTAGTATTTGCTGTACCTATAGTTCTTGATTTAAATAAAGTTGTACCACTTTCAGGTGTTCCGTTTATAAATTCTACGTCACCTGCTGTACCACCTGATACTACAGACATACCTTTAAGTCTTACTCTATTAGAACTTTCTACTGCTTGAGCGCACAAAGTTCCTGAACCAACTTTTATATTAGCAGCAAATTGTGCAGAGCTAGTAACTGAAGTAACTGTTAAAAACAATTTTGTACCTGCGACTGCTTCAGCAGAACCTGTTGAAGTTATAACTTCTGTTAAAGCATCACCAAAAACATCTGTACCAACAATGGTATTTGTCTTGCCATTATCGCCTGTGCCTGTAGTTGTAACTATAACATTTCTAGCTGCGCCTCCAGCAAACGTAGTATTTGCCATTGTTGCAGAAGTATCAGGTCTAGCTGCAGTAACTAATCTGTCATCATCTGAAGCATTCTCATCACTTATCGTTAATGCTCGTACATCTGATAAACTCGCCATTAATGCCTCCTATTAATATACTGAATATTCTATTTCCAGAGTTGCACGGAAAGCAGTTAAAGCAGTATCACAAGTTGAACCTGCACATAAGTAAAGATTATTACTTGCTATCGCTGCATTTATATTTGGCTCAAATACATGAAATGTTCCAGCAGTTGCATCTAAATCAATATCAACTTCTGTTACTGAATCTGTTGCTGATATTCTTGGATTAAATGATGCAACACCTGCACCTACAATCTCTGTTCCAGATGATACTGCGGTATTTGTTGCAGTTCCAGATGTGGCACTTAACTGTAAATTAGCTAGTGAGTTAGCATCACTAGCAGCCGCAGTTGTAATTCCAATAACTACTTTATGAATAAAGAACTTGGATGCAGTAACCAATGCGTCTGGATGATCTGCATTTAAAGCACCTAATTCTACAAGAACATCATCATCTGCATAAGTTGTACTTGCTGCGTTAGTGCTAGCCAAACTTACTGCAAATGTTTGAATTTTTCTTGTACCCATAGAAATAAGTTGTCCAGTTGAGTTAACTGAAAAACCAGTTTGTGTAATAGCACCAGTTGTGCCGTTTTTATTGATTACGTTGAATCCACCCTCTGAACGGACTGGACCTGTAAAAGTTGTAGTAGCCATGTGAGTCTCCTTGTCTTGGCAAATGTCGAAGTTAATTCTTCGTCAAGGTAATTTAACTATACATAAAAAAAGGGTGACTTACAAGCCACCCTTTTAATAATCGAACAATTGTTCGTTAAGCTGCGCCTGGTGATCCAAACACACAACGAGGATCAGAGAATCCAAAAGCATATCTTTCTCTTGCTTTATATCTCATGTTTCCTGTGTCGAAGTCTGCTTCCATGCTTGTGCTTAATGGTGTTCTTTCAAAATATTTGAAACCATTTGGAGCATCTGTTTTGATGAAAAACGCATCTGTATCTGTTAAGAAATGGTTGATAACGTAACCTTCTGGTAACATTCCCATATTCCTAATTGCGTTTACATCGTTGTCAGCAGTTCCAGGTCTTAGAGTTGACTCTAATAAACGATCAGCAACAAACTGTAGTGCTGGTGGAATGATTAACTTCATACCACGAAGAGCTACAATCATGTTTCTCTCGTCAACAAAATTAGAAATGTCAATTAATGCACTTTCTAATGATGTTTCATTTAAGTCAGCGGCACTTGATGGCTCATTTGAGAATGTTCCACCACCACCTAGAGGATGGTCTGTAGCACAAAGCTCTTTTCCATCACCACCAGTAAAGCTAGAACTAAACGCATTGTTTAGAGTAGAAGCAGCTTTTACTTGCTTGGTGTGTGCCATTGATCTCGCTAGTGCCTTTGTGTATCTAGCACCAAGACGATCATAGAGATTATCTTCCATTGCTTCCTCAGTTAATGCGAAAGCTAATGCAACAGTCTCCATTGTATATCTTGATGTATATACTTCGTTTGCACTATCGAATGCAACTCCAGATCCCTCTGATTTAGTTGCAGCATTACCGAAACCACTAATCATCACTTCTTCTTCAAACGCTCTGTCTGAAGATTCTGTGTCGTAGATCTCTGCATGCTCATTGTCGTAACGGTCATATTCCATGCCAAAAAGGGCATTTAGACCAGGTTCTAGTTCTTTAACTAGTTGCGCTCTTGATATAGCCATAATCTAAACTCCCTTATGCTAATCCTGCACCTTTTTGTCCAAAGATGTGATTTTGAATCACAGCATAGACATTGGTTGCATCTGATGAAACATCTGAATTTTCTGGATCTTGAGAAATATCTATAACCTTTAGAGGTAAACCAGCAGTGGTTGCTCCATCAGATACATTTAATTCTGCACCAGAAATTCCCGTGACAGTAGACCCTGCTGTTGTATAAACAACATCAAAGTTACCAAGTAAATCTGCAACTGGAAATGCAGCGTTACATTGAATTTCAAAAACAACCATTGGGTCGTCAATGATAAAAGCCTCAATGTCTGCGGCATTTGTACTTGCAGGGTAAAAGTTGGAAAAAGTTTCCTTTTTAGTTGTAGGATCTGTGAATCTACAACCGTTGAACACTCCAACTATCGGAACAGTACCACCATCAGCGTGAATTTCCACGCCTCCGCCAGTGACTTGCATTACTAAATCACCTTGAAAGATAGCAGTTCCATAATCGGCAGCGATTCTATATCGGCTTTGTCCACCAGTATAGGGTGTTCCACCTATTCTTTTGACAGGACGTAATCCGAAAGCAGCATCTTGATTTGCCATTTAAGTCTCCTAAAATTAAAATTATGAGTCGGACTTCTTGCCACCAAAAGCGACTTGAGACCTTCTCTCGGGTTTAAGCATAGGCATTGCAGCATTTGAATCTCTCATCATATCTCTGTCAATAGCCTCCATTTGATTATTTGTTTTGTTTTGAAAGTATTGATTTCTCTGCTCAACAAGTTCATCAGGTATCCGTGCTAACAAAAGACCACCCTGACCGATTACTCCAGCATTCTTGCCTTCATCAATTACAGGTGCATCAAAGTCGGGATATTCTTCAGCACGAACTAATTCATATCCTTCTCTAAGCCGTTTATGAATATTTGATCTATCATCATATTCCATAACTCGTTCTCTTATCCATCTGTGCTTATAACCCACAGGTGCTTCTGGAGCATCTAGCGTTGCTGGTGGCTTCCATTGTTGTACTCTCGCATTTTTCTCACGAGTTTGCGACTCTCGATTAGTACGATCAGCCATTACGCTACTCCCTTTTGTTTTTCTATTTTAGCCACTTCCTGTGCGTATTTTTCTAACGGTATCCTCATTTTTTTTGCAAAGGCTACCTGACCAGGCGTTAGCTCAATAGTTTTTTTACCACCCTTTTTTAGAGACCGTCCATTGGACGCAGGAGCTACAGATTGGGCGTTTTTCTGTCCTCCCTTAAACTTATGTGGAAATTCACCAGCTATGCGCCTACTAACTTCTGCGTAGTATTCGTCAGTAGATGGATCAAATCCCTCTTGTGCAACTAATTGTTCATGTATAGCTTGCGCTCCACGAGTCATAACCATATCAGTTCCAAACCAAGAATTGTTATTTAGCCAATTTTGTAACTTAGGATCTAACTCTTGCTTTTGGGGGGTCTGCCTCGTTTTTTGGGCGTTTTGTTGATTACCGCTCTGCGCCTCATTATTTCTAACTGCTCCCGCTTGCTCAGTTCGGACTTTTTGGATTCTAAGTCTTTCGTTTTCAATAGCGAGTTTAGCCATGAGGTCACTTGCCTCAGACATTTTTTCAGCATCTCCAGCATCAAAAGCCTCCTTATAAAGTTTTTTAGCTTGAGCAGTTTGTGATTCAATTCTATTACCAAACTCTGATGTATAACCTTGATTTAACTGACTAAGCTGTTGCTTTAATTGATCGTTTTCATGTTTTTGTTGTTGAGCAAAATTAAAAGCAGCGTCAGCTTCTTCTAATGCTTGCTTACGTTTAGCTGTTAATTGATTAATTCTTTTTTGAACATCTTTGCTGTAGTTTTCAAGTTCTTCTGAATTTTCAGACTTTTCACGAACAATTGTTCGGTCTTCTTCATCTTTTTTTTCTGGTGAAGTTTCAACTTTTTCTTCAGCGACAGGTGCTTCGTCTTCTACTTCGTAGACAAATTTTTCTTCTTGAACTTCTTCTGTTTGTGCTTCGTTATTCATTATGCTCTCCATTATATATAAGAAATGTCTTTAGGGTCAAGTATAGATGCAATAATATTATCGTCATTTATGATTCTTAGCTCTAAACCATCCACTTTAAACTTATTTCCAGCATATCTACCCATAAGTACCCAATCTTTCTCAGAACACCACGCTCCACTTGGGAATTTATCTTTATCTTTGTAAGCGTCAGGTCCTATCTTTACGACATAGGCTACGACACTTGCAAAGCTCTCACGATCTCTAGTCTTATCAGGTATTATGATACCATTAACCTTTTCTGGAACATAATATGGAATAACAAGCATTCTATATCCAGTTGGTTTGGGCAAACGATCAAGAGCTGATGTTTGCATTTTAGACGGATCTTTTGAGTTTGGATTAGCATCTTCTTTATTATCAAATGCTTTACTTATAGAAGGAGGAGTCGGATTGATATTTTTTTGTCCAGCAAACCGTTCTGGCACGATCAGTTTCTTAGTCATCTAAGTCTGTACCTTTCATCGAGGATTTTAATTCGTCTTCAATCCAAGTCATTCCTCGTATTTGACCTGTTATGAACCGATAGTCTTCCATTGAGTCTATCGAACCATCAGCCAAAGATTGAGCTAAATCCTCTTTTCTTTGACGTATGTTCTTATACAGATACTCTGCTAATTTAATTCCGTCCACACTTATTTTCCTCTACCTTGTGATATTCTTAAACTTTTTACATGTTTATAATAAAAATAGTTACCAATTTTATTAAAGCATTTTGCTAAACGTAACCAATGCCACATCATGTTTTTTTCGCCTTTCTTATAGATTCCTTACCTTTTTTAAATATACTAGCTACTTCTGTTTTACCCATAACTTTTGCTCTTTGCTCACCAACTGTTAGTATTTGGATCTTTCTTGCAAAAGGTTTATTAACTCTTTTAACTTTTGCGACTGTCGCTCTAGCATCTGCTGGAGTAGCGAATTTAATTCCAACTGTGTCTTTAGGGTTCTCGTCAGTATACAAACGTCTACCAGAACCTTTGGGCTTTTTTCCAGTTCCAACTTTAGGATCGCTTTTTTTTGCCATTTTTTAAAACACTCTTTAAAGTTTTAGCTTGTGCTGCATGTGTCTTACTAGCTTTTTGTAAGCCTTTCATAACTTTTTTAATTTTTCTTTTCATTGTATGTATCCTTAAATGTCTAAATAAATCTTGCACTACTTCTTTTTCTTTACCGTCTTCTTTGCTTGTTTAAAATTTTTCTTAGTAGGCGCACCTTTAGAGCCTACCTTACGCATTTTTTCACCACTACCAGCGGCTATTCTTTTTCTTTTAGCTTGTATGTTTCTATATAAACTCATTTTGTTAAGCCTTTTTGCTTTTCATATGTCCTCAAGCCGCCAATTCCGAGCATTCCGCCAAGAACCGTGAGAAGTGTACCCATATCAAATTCTGGTAATTCTGGTAATTCTGCACCTGCAAATGATGCACCAAAGATAATAAGATCTTTAAGTATAAAATGATATGCAAAAGCAATCGCACAGACCCATCCAACTGCGGGCCGCCATCCGCCTTTAAATATAGAACCACTCGCAGCTTCTGCTTTGTTAACTTCTATTTGAGCGAGTGCCAATTCTTGAGCATGTTTTTCAGACATCGTTGCCAACTCGTGAGCAATTTTAGCCTTTTCATCTGCATCTGGAATAAATTTATCTAGTAGTCCTGTAATTGGACCTATTAACGCTTGTAACATTATTTAACTCCGTTCTTTGCCATATAAGCTGATGTTCCCATATATGTTCCTACAATACCTGCACCTGAAATATAAAACAAGTTCGATATGTCTGATAAAGCCTGCACACGCTCTATAGGAATTATGAACATGGCAACTGTGAACAAACCCATACCTATCAACGTATATCTAGCCATGCGTAATTGTGCAAGATTTTTGCGTAATTTTGTCTCTGTTTCCTTGATCTCTTTAGCTCTCTGAAGCTCCTCGTCAGTA